TAGGCAGCAAATTGGCAACGGCGTTGCTGAAATTGATCCAGACCGATCGCGCCACCGATGCAGCGGATACCATAGGCGTATGCGCTGTATCCCCTATGAGTTATCCGTCTTATTCCCAATTCTGTGGAATCATCCATGCGATGTTATCGGCTAAGGCAATGTGGCTGGCTGATGAATCGGTGGCCCTAGCTGAGGCGCTCCGAACCTATGGCGGCTACCTCCACATAGAGCCCCACAATCAAATAACTCTACACATGGCGGCCTATCTCAAAAATGTAGGAGCCATCTACCTCTCATCCTCGGCACTATCCTCCGAGCTATCCAACCCGGCTAGCCACACTGCCGTAAAAACCTCTCAGCTAATCAGCGCCAGGGTAGCCCGCCACGCGGGTCTGACTCAGGTTGCCTCAATCCTCGATGACTACTATCAGCGGTCTATCCCAGGTGACCAGCTCACCTCAATATTTCAAATCACTAACGCCTGGGTCAGCTGCCGTCAGATGAAGCCTTACCGGCAGCCCCTATCCATCTCAGACGCCAAAGTAGCGCTCAGGCAACGGGCCGAAATGTGCTGGAGCGATCCGAATCTGGTCGAGCATTTCATCGCCTGCTACCCGGAGGCCAATGAAGCTTAACCGCATCCTCACCGCGATCGCGGAATGGATCAATTCTGTTGTTTGGTGGAGAAAGGGGGAAGTCAAGCACAAGCCCTACGAAACTCTGCACACCCATCGGGTAGAGGGGGCGGGCATCATTCTGTTAGTGCGCCGCAATCCAGAAACCTGCCCCCGTGATGTAGGCACCATCATCTGGTTTTCCATCCGCGGCTCCCAACCGTCCCAAACCATGGACTGCCATATCTGCATCGATCACTTGGAAGGCATGGCGCGATCGCGCGATCGCTATACCCACCAGATCACCATATCCCTGGCGGACCATTGGCCAGACAAAGACGGGCTATACAACTACGAACCGCTATTCAGCGCGATGGCCGACTTGCAAGGGCAAAGTGTTCGGCGCGATATCCACACCAGGAAAATCCTTACAATCCTGGCCCGCCCCCTGGCCTACCAATCCCCCGCCGAAATCAATTGGGACCTACAGCTACAAATCGCCATGAAGTCCTGCGGCCTCACCGCCCCATCACCCACAGGCACCGTCCTAGCCCACGGCCTTAGCGCCAACACGATTGCCAGAATTAACCTCAATCCACGCGATCGCGACTCAATCTGACCCATAAGTGAGGCAATCTGCCTCAAAACATCAAACATCGCGATCGCGCGATTCAGAGCGGAGCAAAGGCACCGCGATCGCGATCTATTGAGATTTTGCCGACCGCGATCGCGCCAGGGTTGAGGCGGATTGAATCAGCAGTTCCTTATAAAGTGAGCGTTCCAGGGACTGCCACTAGTGGTAAAGCCGCTGACTTTAGTTGTCCCGCATCAGGATTGCAAATTCGTATCCCCCATGCGTGACAGCTCACTTTAATCGTGCTAATTTAATCGTAGTTGAGGCAGATTGCCTCAGATGTGATTCGAAATGAGTGAGGTTCTATGGTTCAGGTCAAAGAAAAGTCGGGAGCGGGAGGTGGGCGCAATGTAGCGACTAAAGCTCCTGTCCTGTGCATTGACGCAGGGAACGGGTATTTCAAGATGGACTTTGGCGGCAAACGGTACAGCTTTGTTGCTGCTGTCAAGGAGCTGAGCGATCGCGAAATTGAGGACAGTCGTCCCGACCGAAATTCAGCTCTGGTCACTTTGAACGGCGCAACCTATGCCTTTGGGGCTTTGGCCCGTGACCTAGGCGGTAAGAGCCTTTTTGAGGCGGGAAAAGTGGAAAATACTCCCATCGCGATCGCGGCAGCGCTGGCGCTTGCTGGCCTTGCCGGGGGGCAGGTAGCTGTACGCTTACTGGTGCCGGACTCAGGTAATTTTCAGTGGAAAAAAGCTGCTGCTGGGATTAGCAACACCGTTGCTGATTTCCACGCATCTGTCTTCCGGCAAGGGTTTGAGCGATTTCAGCCTACGGTAACGGTAGAGCTTGTGACTGAGGGGTATCCAGTCTGGAACTGGGCCGTAGAAACAGCACAAATTCCCCAGGAGCTGGAAGAGTATCCGCTTACTGGAATCATTGATGCTGGAACAGGCGAATTAACCTGCTCAGTGTGGTCTAAGTCTGGAACGATTATCCGAACTGCTGGAAAGTCGGGGCAAGTTAGCTTTGTCGCTCCAGCGATGAAAGAGCTTGCAGGCGCGATCGCGGCTGGCTTTTCGTTCCAGGTGAAGGGCCAGACTCCAGACCGGGCTTCAATCCTGGATATCATTCGCCGCCAGGGGTCTAAGCCGCCAGCGGATCGACGATATGTGTATGAGCAAGCTGGCGAAGCCTGCGATTTCACCGACTTAGTTGAGTCAACTGTTAAGCGCTGGCGAAAGGAGCTATTTACCCAGCTGATGAATGATAACTGGTCAGCAATCTGGAACCAGATTGGCATGGTCTATATCGTTGGCGGCGCCAGCGATATGCTCGCGCCGCTTGAAGAAGCCACCAAGGGCCGGTTTAAGGTCGTGCGGCTCCCAGGAGTTGAACCTCAGCTTGTGAACGCAGCTCTTATGGCCCAAATGGGCTAGGGGGCGGCATGGCCCCTAGAGCTAAAGGAAACATCCACCAAGAGACACTGCGGTTCAATCTAGACAACCCGGAGCAGGCGAAGGCTTTGGAGATCTATAAAGGGATGCTCAACAGTCACCCCTACGCCAAAAGCCTTTGCACTCTGCTGCCCCATGTGCTTACGGTTTATGCCGAGTCAGCTCAGGCTCACCCAGCGCTAAACAACCGCCAAGCCGCCCTAGTTGCCAAGTATTCGGATCAGGTGATGGCTTTGCTAGAAGCGCTGGAAAGAGGGGAAAACATACCGGGGCTACCTAAGCCGCAGCCCTCTAGCCCACCGGTTCCAGTGACTCCAGATAGTCCCGGCGGCCCGATCCAAGCAGACCTATCTGTTCTGTAGAGGTAGAGATGAAATCAAGTCTTAGGAATATCTATCTAATCGGCCTTGGCGCGATCGCATTCGGTGGCGCACTGTTGGCCCACTTAGCCCAGGAGGTGGTAGTCGGGCATTTCCTGGATGCCTACCAATTTGAATTGGCCGATTTGTATCGGGCAGGGAGTCAAGTCGCGATCGCGGGTTCCCTGCTATCGGTTGGTGGCCTGGCCTGGCTGACCCGTAATCGGTTTCAGCAAATGGTCAAAATCGAGGCCCGAAACCTGCTGATGGAAGCCCTAGGTCGAGATGGCTTCCCGGTGGACTACAGAGCTGCGATCGCCTATGTAATTCAGGAGATGGAGCAGTGAAAAAGAAAACGATTGCCCTAGGGAGTGGCATTGTAGCTCTCTTGGTTGTGATCGGTGCTGTGCGGCAGATAATGGCGCACAGGACTGAGGTGATTGAGCTGCCCTGGGTGGCGGTTCAGCAAGCGGTTGATGAGGTGATCAGCGATCGCGAGTCAGAGGCTGAAGAGCTGCAGCGGACCGATGAAGCGTTCATCCGCCAGTCAGAGAGATTGATGGCGCACGATACGGTGCGGGTGGCCCTCAGCGAGTGGCGAGGCCTCCGGGACGCCGAGACCTGCGCTAGGGCCAAGGAGCTGGAGTCGAAGCTGATCTCCTGGCGACGGCAGACTGGCAAAAGCTTGGAGGAGATTTTAAGCCTGGAGTTGGCAGCGCACCTGGAAAGGCTATCAGAGTGGAACCGGAAAACCCCTGGGATATCCGGTGACGCTGAGGCGATCGCGGCCACCAGGGCCATGCGTGGGGATACCGAGGCTCTCTTATATCTGGCAGACACCATTTACAGCGGCGAAAGCCTACCTCTGTGCGAAGACAACTTTGCTCGGGAAGTCGCTCGAATGGCTCAGGTTTTTGACCAGGTGCAGGCCCGAGTGGCCACCACCGAGGAAAATCTAGAAAGGCTGCGGCGGGAAGAGTTAGCCCGGGCGCAGGAGGTCTGGAACCGTAATAACGGTGAAACTCCACGCGCCCCGCAGGGCACCCCACAATCTGAAGCGCCACCACCGTCTGATCAGGGGCAGCCTGCAGCAGCGGCAGAACCCCCTGCTAATGATGACGGCCTCGCCGCATTTAATGAGCTGCTCTGGGGGAGTGATAGTGATGACTGAGCAAAACCAACAGCAAAACGCAGCTCCCAGATTGGTCCTGCTCTCCAGCGTCCTCGGTGTAACCGGAGCTATCCACGCAGGCATCGGGCTAATTACCGGCGGCAATCTACTGGCGATCGCGATCGGTGGTCTCTCCGCTGTCGTAGGTCTGCCAATATCTAAATACTATCGGCAAGAGTATGAGGTAACGCCCAGTCAAGCGGTCGTGGCCGTGGGCCAAGTCTTCGACGATTGGGATTTGGCACTAGATGGCGTGGACATGTTTCCTAATATGGCTCCCGCGATCGCGCGCCGGTTGCGACCGATGCGGAGCCTGGTGCTAGAGGATGACGCCCCGGCGCAGTGGATGACCAACGATTTTTGGAGCTGGCACACCTGCTATATAGGCAATAGTGGCTCTCATAAGTCAGTCAACTTTAAGCACCACGCTGACCAATTCGCCCGTATCTACGGGCTTGATTCAATCTGGGGAATTTGCGACAGCCATTACGACCCCAGCGAGGAAAACGAGATCGATACATGGTTTTATGGGATTCCCCGTGAGGAGATCCCGTTCTATAAGGAGCCAGAGAAAGAGTTTGCGGCCCTCAGATCGTTTTACCAAGAGTTTAAGCGGCGCAAAGAGAACAACCTCAAGGCCGAGCCGATGGCCGCTCTTTTTGTAGATGAGTTTGAGCGGGCGTTTCCTGAGGGGCAAATCGAGCAGGCAGTCAAGATGTTGGCCGACATTGTTGATGAAGGGCGGAAATATCAGATCCGGCTATTTATCAGCAACCAGTCGCCCAAGAAAGGGCGCTCCGGCTTGGATAGCGGCATCATCCAAACCATGACAATGGTGCTCATGGGAGAAACGATTGGGGACACTACCGTGGCTTGGCCCCAAGACCTCAGCGGCGCAAAGGGCAAGGCCCTGACTGGCGATGTGCAGGCCATGATGGCAAGTCGGCCCGGTGCCGAGTACGTCACCGCCGTTATTCGCCCCGGCAGCAACTGCAAGCTCTCTTTTCGTGGCCCCCATGTTCGGCAGCTACCCGATCGCAGCCAAGAGCAAATCAAGTGGGAGTTTGAGGAGGGCTCCGCCATGGACCGCCTGGCGGCTGACGCTGAGCAAGCGATCGCGACTGGCAATATTTCCAGTTTTACGGCCCTTTGCCGTGCCCTAGGCCTCCATGGCCACATGGGTCTGGATAAGTCTGACAGCGATCGCAAGTACAAAGACGACCGTGTGCAATTCTTGTTTGAAACCTTTGGAGGAAAAATCTAATGGCTAGGCTTACTGGTTTGGTTGTTTTGTTCTCTTTAGTAGTGATTTCGCTGTCTACAGGTTTATGGAATGGCGTTTTGAATGAATTGGCCAAGGTTCCTCAGCCGCTGTCCCAGATTGGCATGGGTGGCATCAGGGGCATGCTAGACCAGGCCGAGGCTGTTGAGAGGTTCGTGTGCGATCGCGACGGGAACTGCGAGCGGCGGGGAGGGCAGTGATGAACAACATGCTGACAGTTTGCTGCCTTCTGACCGCAGCTGTCTTGCTCCGCCTGCTGGGCTATCAAATTCCGTTCATGCACAACTTTGAAGCCCGCCGGTCTAGCTCTTCCCCTATTGACCGGCTACTAGATGAGCCATCAGAGCCTGAAGCGCAGCCAACACCACAAAACCTACCTCCGGAGGACCCAGTCGCGGCAGACTTTGAGCGCTTTTGGTCCGACATAAACTAGCCAATTCCAGAGTGATCCCAATGACCGCTACCACACGTAAGGCAAAGCCAAAAGTAACCCAGAAAGTCAGCGATCGCGATCGGCAGTTGATTGAAAGCATCAGCAACCTGATTGCCATCACCGAAGACTCACGCAAGACGCAAAAGCAGATTCTAAGGGAGCAGCAGGCCAAGTCTGGCTTTTTTATCCTCACCGCGATCTGGGCGCTGATTCTGGCGGCGGTGATATACCTGTCAGCCATGACTATGCTGGACGCGATCGCGAATAGCCCAGCAGGGCGCTTTTTCGGTCTATCAAGTAGCGATCGTCAAGAAATGGTGATGGGCGCTGATGGCTTTGCCGGTGGCGATGGTTACTACAGGGACGATCGCCCTATCAAGGCGACGTCAATGATCGGTAGCTGGCGGGTCACCAGTGGCCGTGGCAAGCGGGTTCATCCTATCAGCGGGGCAGTCCGTCACCATGGTGGGGTGGATCTGGTCAATACTCAGGGGCCGACCGGAGGTCATCCTCTAATAGCACCTTGGAACAATGCCCAGGTAAGCTGCTTCTACCAGGACGGTGGCGCGGGCCACGGTGCCAACATCAAAGGCGGCCCAGGCGGGCTAGAGCTGCGGGTATTCCATATGAGGGCCTCTTGCACCAGCGGCACATTCCAGTTTGGGCAAAAGATAGGTGAGGTGGGCAGCAGTGGCGGCAGCACCGGGGACCACCTGCACCTAGAGCGCCACCTGGATGGCGAGCAAGATCCAACCTATGGCGATGCCTATACCATTCTGGGGCTAAAAAAGGGAATGGTCGGTGGTAGCAGTGGCGATCACATGCAGCGCGCGATCGCGCTAATCAAGCATTTTGAGGGCTTCCACCCTAACCCCTACAGCGATTATTCGCAGTGCAGCTGGGGCTACGGTACCAACGCCGGCGGGCACCCCAGCAACTGCCCGAACATCACCATCACCCGGGAACGGGCAGAGCAGGAGTTGGTGGGCTACCTAAACCAGCATTGTGTGCCACTGCTGCAGGAGCTGGGGCTGAATAGCAATCAGTTCGCTGCACTGGCCAGCAAATGCTATAACCTAGGGCCCGGCCAACTCCGGCGCAGCCGCACATACCTGGCAGCCCGCCGGGGAAACCTAGAGGGTGCTGCCAATGGCTTTGACGATCCAAAATGGATGAATGCTGGCGGCGAACGGTTGCCAGGGCTGGTGCGTCGTCGAGGGACAGAGAAAAAGATTTTTCAAGCCAGGGTGCGATAATATCAGGCGTAAAACAAAAGGCACCACCGTGGACAACAAAGAGTTAGTCAAAGATCTGGAAGAGGCAAACGCAATCGGCGTTTTGCTTTGGGGCGCGTTCCAGGCCCTGTTTATGCTCATCCTGCTATAGCAAGATTTGATCTGGGTCGCTGCCCAGTGATTCGATCTCTGCTTGGCTTAAAGCGCGATCGAATAGAGCAACGAAGGTTACATTATTCGCCATAACTCCATCATTGCGTCCACTACCTGGTCCACGATTACAAACTGTTAGGTAGGTCGCAGTTTGCGGATCCGGAAGCGTAGACATATTGGTTTGGTAAATCAGTGTGCCGTTCAGGTATATGCGAGCGGTCGCCCCGTCATAGGTCAGGAAATATTTAGCCGTTTGGCCGACAACAATCTGTTGCCCGGAAGATGCCGAGAATACAGCCCCCAGTACACTGGGCCGCCATCTTGCTGCCATTCGATCGCTATCTCCGCTACGACCAAATCTAATTTCGGCCTGTCCAAAATCACCTGGGACCGGGATATTTAGCAACATCCCGCCAGCGAAAGGATCAGAAGACCATGAAACAGGATCGCCAAACCAGGCGATCGATAGCTCATTAGTTGACGAAATTTGGCTTAGATCCGGGCAGGGCCACCAGGCTAGGGAATTTGAGTCGTTAGGTGTGTGTAGCCCGTTTTCGTCGATTGTTGCCCCGTTAACTAAATTCGCCCCATTGTCTGAGGAGTCTTTGCCCTCAAACTGCCCAGGGTAAACTGCCCAAATGCATTTAGAGCCGATCGCGTGTCCGGAGTTAATGGCCGGATAATCGTAAAAAACAGATGGAGGTTGGGCAACACTAATTAACTGATTCGGGTTACTGCCCAACGACTGAACATCAGAGTGGGTCAAGGCATCGTCAAAAATTGCGGCTAACGTAATGTTGCTAGCCTGAACCCCGTCCCTGCGATCTTCAGGGCCACGGTTACAGATTGAAATGTGCCGAGCTTGGCCAATTCCAACTGACCGGCTTAGCGATCGCGAGTAGACTAAATTTCCGTTGCGGTAAAAGCGAGAGGTTCCGCCATCGTAAGTGTAGACATACTGGGTGGGATTGCCCGCTGTGAGATGATCACCCTGCCCGGTATTGCTTCCATTTTCGTCGGAAACACCACTTGGCTCCCAGCGGTAGCGTATGAATGCCGTAGAGCCGTTCCGGCCAAGCCTGAGCTCAGAACTGTTGATGTTGGCAATTCCTGGCAAGTTGATAAGGTGCGCCGACCAAGAATAATTGATTGGCGTACCAAACCAGGCAATCGAAAAGGGAGCGTTGATAGTCCAGTTTGGGCATGGCCACCAAGCGCCTGAGTCCGAATTGTTGGGCACCTGCAGCCCGTCCTGGTTGATTGAGGCACCGCCAAAAAGCGTTACTTCTTCCTCTTGCGAATCCTTTGCGAATAGGGCTGGCATTGCCAGCCACAAGCACTTAGCCCCGATCGCGTTGCCAGAGTTGATCTCTGGGTAGTCCGCCGTCATTTGAGCGGCGGCAGACATCATGATGGCCTGGGGGTAAACAAGCATCAGTAAGCCCTGTGCCCTAAAAAGTACAAGCTGCCGCCCCAGGATTTGAATGTGTAAATATTGACGGCGTTTGGATCTGTTTTATGAATAGGTGCGGGTCCATCACCCCATACAAAATTGCTGCCCCAGGATAGCGATCGCCCCCCGGTGCCATCCTGGATCACGGTAAAGTCCAGGAACTGCACCCGGTTAGATGTCAGGTTGCTGGGATTGTTGATGGTGCTGTTGCTCGTCTGAGTCAGCACCCAGTAGTTCTGGCCTGCCGCGTTCGGGGTGTAGCTGCCGATGTTGGCGGTGGTGGGTTGGATTGCGATCGAGGCGTTCATCTCCTGGGTAGCCCCGGACGATCGCAGTAGCCTATCATTAAGCGCTGACTGTAGCCCGCTCACAGCCGCAATTGAGTGAACTCCAGACCCATTAGCATGGGTAGATACCGCTCCCGCTGGCTCCGCCCCCACGTCCCCAGGGGCCGCTCCCGATTTGTTAACCTTTGTCCACGCGATCGCATTATTGGCAAATCCTGAGGCAACCTCAGATAGGCTGAGGCCGAAACGGACAGAGTTGCTGGTCGAAGAAACCGCGATCGCGGGGGTGAGCGAAACCAGGGATCTAAACTGTAGCGTTGTCCCTGACTTACCTGAGAATAGGCCCGTCCCAGACCCAATATTTTCGCCAGTATTGTTCTCCCCAGCGGCAGNGGCTGAAATTTCTACAGCGCCACCCTGCTGAGAGATTGAGATATTTGATCCGGCCTGCAATTGTGCCCACTGCGGTTGCCCATCCCGCCAGCGCAGCAATCCATTCTGGGCCGTAGAAGAACCCGCGATCGCGCTCAGCAAAGCACTGGCCGATTGCTTGCCTCCCAGCTCCTCAGATAGGTTGGTCACCGATGCGATCGGAATGGTAATCTGCCCTGGGTCTAGCCCGAAGGTCAGTTCATCAGACGATGCACTGAGGGTTAATCCCGACCCGGCCACTAAGGTCTTGAAACGCAGATCAACGCCAGCTTTCTCAGCGAAAACAGCAACGCCGTTGCCAATATTGCTGACGGTATTGGCCTCCCCCTGAACGCTGCCATCAGCGTTAAGCGCGTTGATTGTCCAGGTACCGTTGGCTACATCTCGATCGAATGAAATGCCGACGCCAGCAATCAGCTCCTCAGTCTGAAAACTTGAGCCGGTGCCCGCAATCACACTGTTGTTGATGGGCGTATCCGTCGCTATTGCCTGCAGGAGGGCAGAGTAATTTTGCTTGCTATTTAGCGCTGTCTGCAGCCCTGAAATCTGGGACAGGGCGTGAGCATTCGGACCATTGACGTGGTTATTAAAGGCGGTCTGGCTGGCAGCTCCTACGTCCCCTGCGATCGCGCCTGATTTGTCTACCTTTACCCAGGACACTGAATCATTAGCCAGCCCGGTCAGGTAGCCGCTTTGGGCGTCCTCAATGATACCTGGTAGCGTGTCCTGCAAGGCATCGGTCAGGCGGTTAACGCCATCAGCCCGTAACTCTGCCTTAACATCGTCTAGCCCTAAAACCACGGATTCGATTTGCCCTAACCGCGCATCCAGGGACCGAAAGCGAGCGTTAAACTCTTCCACCCCTAAACGGGTGTCGGGCCTGACTCTGTATAGGGAATCGAAGTAATTAGTCATTGGCAGGGAGCGGCAGGCTTGAAATTGACTTGAGCGCTTCGTAGTGCTGCTTGGCTAGGGCCCCAGAGATCTCTAGGGTATGCGCAGGAGATCGCATCTTTCCAGCGATCTCAGTTGGGGACGACACCCGACAGCGGTAGGTTGATTCGTCTTTTAGCTTTGACTTCGCAATTTTCATCAGGTAGCTACATCCATACGCTCAACAATTACAAAAGGCGCCGTGGCCGACGACTGCCTTGTGGCCGCAATTTTGATCCGATATTCATCAATCGCCGTCCCTAGGTCAAACTCAAATTTATGCTGAGTGCTACCGTCGTCCAGCTCCTCTATCTCCGCGATCGCGGATGAGTGCTCGGTACCGCCGTCCATCAGCGTCACCGTTAGGGTATGGCTGGCCTGGACGAAGTTATGAGAAACGATATATACAAGGATGTCACTGGAGGCTGATGGCAGTGTCCGCAGGACTGAAAAATGGGTGAGCGATGTCTTCGCCCTGGACGCAAAAATAGCATCCGACGCCAGGGTTAACGCTGGCATCACATCCGTCGTCCCTTGAAAAACAGCCCGCAGCGGCAACACATCTGGCAAACTTTCAAGGTGATAGGTAGGCTCAGTAAATGGCCGCCATTGCCCCCCTACCTGCATCTCATAAATCAGGCTAGCGCCATCTGGCCTAAACGCCGGGGCATCAATCTTGATATCGCTAATCCCACCAGACAGGCTGATTGGCTGCAGGGGCACCACAACCCTGGCCTGCTCGAATTTTGCAGCGTAAATCGAGAACAGCAAATCTTTGGTGATGTCACCTTCAAAAAACGCTCCCGAGGTTGAGTAGAACAGGTTGCCCTGGGTATGCTTTTCGCCGCTCACCGTGGCCACCCGGTGACTGCCCTGGGTCAGCAGGCAGATAGCATACCGCTCACCAGCGGACAGGAAGCACGGCGCGATCGCAACTTCGGTCTCTGTGGGATAAAGCCTGAGTTGAGCCAGGGGCACTGATGTAGTGGCCAGCGACTCCTTGAGTAAGGGTTCCCCGGTCTTGGCCGTTTTGCAGATGACAACGGTTACATCGCCTGACGTATCGATCTTGGTGAAATTGAGGTGTACCTTAGTCATCCACATGGCCGCAGGGGCCAGGAAGGTTTGGGCGACCAACGCGCCCACTACAGTTGTGGTCGTGGGCGCTAAATACTGGTGCTCTACTGGCTCTAGCGTCCAGTTGCGGTTCCACTCAAGCGTCCAATTGTAGGCATAGTTTGTTTTGTTGGCGTGACTTACGCCGGTGCCGGGCATGCCGCCTTGCCCGAAATCTACATTTTGGTTGTACTGCTGCGCCCACCAATTGACGTACTGGTTATAACTCCAGCCATAGGTGTGGACAAAGGTTGCCGCCTCAAAGGTCTGCAGCTCGAACGATTGCTGCTCGTAAGCCAGTGGCATATCGCCGTCACGACCAGTCGTCCCGAACCGGCGAACGGAGCTGAACCGAGGCCACACTCGACCGTCCATCACCGTCACGTTTGGATCGCTACTATTTAGCAGCGCCAGGTTGGCCGTAACGCTGNACTCGACCGGGAACAGTAACCCGTCCTCAACCCTGGCGTCATATCCGCTAAATGAAGTGTCCGACAGTTCCGCAAACAAAAACCAATCAGCTGAGTAGGCCGAGTAAAAGTCGGGCAGTCGCCAGCGCACCTTAAGCCTGGCCACATCCACCGCCAGCGCCCTTATCTCCCGGAGCGGCGCAAACCCCGCTATCAACTCCTGGATCTTGGCTAGCAGCGATCGCAGGGTTTCGATCTGAGCCGCGATCGCCAGCTGCCAGGCCCGTAATTCTGACAGGTCAATGCGGTTCCCCTCAGCACTGGGCACCCTGGCCGACTCCACCATCTCAATGCGTAGTATACCGGTGGGGCCGAGGTAGACAGTGCAAAAGTGTAGAACACCGCCAGGGATAGGGGGCACCTGGGGCTGGGGTGATTCAGTGCCACCGATCATGTCAATTGTGGCGAGCCTCATCCGGTGCATGGGCACCGCCTGGGGCTCGGTCACCCGGGTATTAAGATCAACCAGAAAATCCCTTGGCTCAACATTGGTGTCTTGCTCTAGCCCCCAGACCACCATGGCCACGGCCACCTCATGCTCAACCGGCAGGAACTCAAACAAAGAAAAATCAAGACTTTGCAGCCCTAGCTGCAGGTTCTCCTCGCGGACATAGATAACGCCAGCTTCCCAGAACCGACCAGGCGCTACCCTGACATCTGTTGGCCCTTGCTGGGATACATCCAGGCCCGCATAGTAGCGACCAGGGCCAACGCCATCAAAGCCGATGTTTTCCATCGACTTCGACGCAAACTTCTGCATGTCGTTTTGGTCAGTAGCCCGCACCTCAGCGCGATCGCGAGCAATGATTTGGCGTTCCATCAGTTAGCTACGTCCTGCCTAGCAACAATCGTAAATGGCGCAACACCCAGGTTGCTCCTGCCTGCCGTCAGTCTGATTTGATACTCCTCAATCGGAGAGCCCAAATCAAACTCAAATAAATGCTGAGTAGTGCCATCCTCCCATTCCCGAATGGTCACCACGGTGGCCGCGATCGTGTCGCCGCCCGACAATAACGCCGCTGACAAGCTATGAAACTCATCATCAAACCGGTAGCTCAGCACATTGACCAGAACATCGCTGCTAGGGCCAGACAGCGATCGCATCTGAGATATATGCACCATCTGGAGCTTGCTACGACTGACGGTAATTTCAGAACCTGCTAGTTCTATGGCCGCCTGCAGGTCCGTAGTGCCAACAAACTTGAGCCGTAGCGGCAGCATACTGGGTAACGGGTCCGGATCAAATGGCTCATCCATCCGATACCATGCACCGCCTAGCTGGTATTGCAGCTCTAGGCCAACGCCTTTAGGAATCAGCGCTTTTAGTTCTGCCGCTAGATCCTGGATGCCCCCAGCCAGGCTGATGGGCTGCAGCTGCACTCCTGTGGATGGCCTCTCAAATTGGGCTGCGTAAAACGACAGAGCCAGATCCTTAGTGATGTCTGCCACAGCCAGGCCACTTGACGCGATCGCGAACACATTGCCCTCTGAGTAGCGCTGGCTGGTCGTTGCTACTCGGTGACTGCCCTGGGTTGCCAGGAGGACAGCGTAGCGTTTGCCGCCTTCCAGGTAGATAGGGCGGTGGAACGACGCGATCGATTCGCCTGATGCGCTCAAATTGCTGTGGGAGATCTCGGCTAGCCCCTGAACAGTGTCCGCGATTGGCCGCCCGGTTTCGTCCACATCGTGGATCGAAACACCGATCGACGATGATGGCCCCACTTGGCTAAGGCGGACTCCAACCTGAGTTAGCCACATGGAGGACGGACTCATGAACGTCTGGGCTAGCATTGCCCCAGATATTTCTTGCTCTGCCGCGATCGCAATTGTATGAACCAGCGGTTCTAGCACCCAGTTGTTTGTCCACGCTTTATTCCATATGTAAATGTACGAAGGCGGCGAGGTCCTGGGATTTTGAAAATCGTCCCTGTGGTATGGGTAGGCACCGTTAAACCAGTTGGTGTACTGGTTATAGGACCACCCGTTGATGTGGGTCCAGGTGGTGATTTCCACCTGAGTCGTAGTAGTCGTGGTGACCTCGACTGAAAAGCCCATGTCGCCGTCTACGCTTTCCGCCAACCTGAACCGTAGCTGATGCTCATAGGCCGGTAACAGTAACCCACCCTGCACCGCGATCGCGCTATCACCAGGCGACAGCAACGCTAATGTTTCAGTCTTGCCAGCTGCTGTGGGGAATAACAGCCCATAGTAAATTCGGGCATCGTAGCCACTGGCGGATGTTGCCGATCGCGACTCGTCCCTAAACTCATCCGCGTCATAGGGCCTGCGGTAGGTTGAAGGCAGTGACGCGATCGTGCGTAGTCGAGCAACATCAAAGGCCATGTCCCGCAGTTCGGTCAGTTTGCCCAGCTCTCGGATCGCATCCTTAAGCGCCATAGCCTCAGATGTCAGGGCCTCCAACTGCGCCTGAATCCGTAGCCGCCACCGATTGAATTGATCCAGCCATTCGCGATCGCTGGCGTTGGATGGCATCTCATTCTCGGTGATCATCTGGATATCGACGATACCGGATGGGCTGAGGGTGACAGTGCAAAAGTGAAGGGTGCCATCGGGAATGGCGGGCAGAAGTGGCGACAAAGCCGAATTACCGGGCACGATCTCAACAACGCCCTCCCGCTCCAAGACCATGGGGACAGATTGCAAATCAACCTGCCGCTGATTCACGTCAACGACAAAGTAGCGCTGTTCCTCCCTAGTTTCGATTTCGCGGCCCCAAATCACCAGGGCCAGCTTTCGCATTCCCTCAACTGGCAAATAGCTGGACAACTCCAGGACCGTAAAGCCATCAGAGTAGGTGCGCGGATAGATTCGACCAGCGGCCCACAGTCGGCCCGATCGCGTCTGCACACTGGTATCGCTGTTTTTTACCGTCTTCAGCCCGGAGTAATACCAACCGGATGCGAAACCGTCATGGGCCAGATACCGTAGCGAGTTTGAGAGGCCCTTTTGAAGGTCCGCCCAGTCCTTGCCCTGGAAATCTTGGCTATAGCGGAACAGAACGCGAGTGTGCATCTACCACCTTTGGCGCATGTCTTCGGCGTTGTACTCGTCCGGTAAGACGTTATCCCCGGCGTAGACAGGCCAGTGCTGGGCTGTTAGCAAGAGAGCCTTATCCCGCGCAAGGGTTACGGACGATAACGCTTCAATGGTATCCCAATACTTAAGAGGCGCGTTGTGGCGATCGCCAGGCGGCAGGAAATCGCCAAAGAAAAAGGACCCATAGTGAGCCACCCAGGGCGGTGTGGGTGACAGGCTACCATCCATCCGCATGTTGAGCTGTACGTGGTAGGGCGGCATCCCCCAGCGCAAATCACCAAAATGGCTGATAGCCGTTCTTAGGTTCAAGTTTGCGTCTTTGTCCCACAGGTAAATCCTGCGAAACAGCCTAAGGTCTGCCGTCGATCGCGCAAAATTGCTCATACCCTGGTCCTCAAAAAGCTATTTTTGTCCAAGGGTATTGTCAGGGTTCGGCCATCAGGAACCCAAACAGCGGTATCGCCTTCGTCTGTCGTAAAGCCCATATAGCTGACAAAGGTGTCGCCCGACGAAATAGACTCCCCTTCCTGGATAAAAAAGGCCGCCCCAGTTATGGCAGATCCATTGGTAGTGAGGCTAATCCACGAAATAGGATCAGCAACTAGCCTGGCCCCTAGACCATCAAACTGCGGGGTGACTCCCGACAACTCAATGGGCGAGTAGTTTCCACCAACCGCGATCGCCAGCTGTCCCGAAATCTCAAATACTGGTGATGGTAATTCCGTCACCAAATGGCAATACAGATGCTGCTCAGCTAGCCATTCCGCAAACCTGAGATCAAGCGATCGCGCTACCAAGTTCATGGCTCTTCCGCCCCCTCAATCGCGAGTGAATCACTGCCAAAGTTTAGCGACAATCGCCAAGGTATCCTAACCTGCGGCCCCGTTTCAGCAGGTGGCTGTAGCTGGATTGGGGGATTGCTATCAGCAAACCACATGCCGCCCCAGTGGAGCCCTACTTCTGAACCCGCCTCCGCGATCGCGTCAAACTTTACCCGCAGTTGTTCAAACCCTGGTGCCACCAACCGCCGCCCAAAACCGTCGGTCGGCACTGCATAGGGTGTATCAAACTCCAGGGTATAGATCCGCGATCGCGCATCATGATCAACCAGAAACGGATGCCCTTTGACACTACGATGGCCCACAAAAGACGGATCTAGCCCCTCTACCTCAAAGTCACCATGATCCAGGAAGAATAAGCCGATGGGCTCCCCCGGCTCAGCCATTTCCTTAATGGTGGTGCTGAAACCGTCCTGGGCTACCTCCTCGCGATCGTAGACAATCAGCTCAGTCTCCGAATTGTCGCTGGGCCGCCACAGGAATGCCCGCTCCCTAAACCGTTGGATCGCATCGCTCAGGTATGGCAAGGAGTCCTTGTCTAGATCCTCATCCGCTGGTTGATAGTAGAAGTCGCCAAACATGGCTCCATAATGGTTGCCACGCGATCGCCAGCGATAGGTTCTGATCTGTGGCATCTGGGCCAGAAAAAATTCCCACTCCGCCTGGGTCATTTGGCGCGACAGGAACGGCATATCCGGCGGTGCAATATAGCTACGCAGCTCAGCCCGCTTAGTGATCCGGGCCATCGTTTGATAGCCCTCAACTGTCCCCTTTAGTCGGTGCAGGGGGACGGCATTGCGGATCAGTTGGCGCTCCTCCTCCTCATGGCGCTGCCAGGCCCAGCCCTTGAGCCCGCCCACATTAAACTGCTCCGCCAGCCAGGGCAAAGCGCTCGGCACCGTTGTCGAGATCTTGTAAACCAGCAGCGGCTCTAGGTCAATCTCGCCTAACCGTTCCAGCAGCTGCGCAAAAGCGCGCGATCGCGGATCGGCTCTAATGGATGGCTGAACCAATAGCGTAGGATCTACCGTCATCAACCCTCCCGTGGCTCTGCCATGTGGACGTGGGCCTCAACATAATGCGCCCACTCGTTAGGCTCGATCACCTGGTACTCAGGCGACTGCAACTGCACCCGGTAAACCCCTGGCAGCCCACCCAGGACAGCGCAGATCTGTGACGGCACAAAGTCTAGCCCCAGGACAGGATTCCGTTCTACTATCCAGGCGTCTAGATGCGATCGCACCCGTTGTTTTACCTCAGCCGCATTTCGCCCCTTAAATGGCGTCACAATCAGCTCTAGGGTTAGGGGCACCTCAACCGGTGGGGCAACGGTTACCCAATCAGTCACAGGCCGCCTGCGATCGGGGGCCAGGGCCATAAACACCTCCTGAAGGAGTGAGTCAGAGGGCAACCCCGATCGCGTCAGTGGCGAGACAATTAACTTGCCGGGCTGCGGCTGGGTAATGGACACATCAGTGATATGGGGCGAGACTGATAACGCCATGAACTCATAGGCCCCGGCGCTTCCACCTGAGAACCGCTCCGGGGCCAGCATGATCCGCCGCCTCAACCGGCTATCCGGCTCGGTAGGTCCACCACTTTGGGTCATATCAAGGTTGACGACTGACTCAAACCACTGAGGTGGATCGCTAACTAGTACGTTGATTTCACCAGGGCCAAACCCGTTACCGACGATGCCCCTTACATTGGCCTCAGCCGAAATATCAATATAGGGCCGCCCCTCAGAGTCTGTGTTGCTAGGCCCACCTTCATTCTGCCCACGGATCAGCCCGGCACTAGTCGTGATCCAATGAACCTGCCCCGCCCCTCTGGCCCTGGCGGCCCGCAGTCCTTTGGGTAGAACGACTGAAAACATGGGCGCTTGGGATAGCGTAAACCGTAGCGTGCATGTGGCCGGGCTTTCGCCCAGTCGGTAGACGCCCAACAGCTCCCCCAGGTAATCCAGCTTTTTGCCCTGGGCAAACGCCACCAGGTTCTGCTCACCCGTATATTGCACCCCCTGCCTTACCCCAACCTCTCGGTAGGCTTGCAGGTTTGCCAGCAGTCGCTCAATCTGGGCCGGGAACAGCTCACGCTCCAGCAGCTGCTCCATCTCCTTCACGATCGCGCCCACAATATCCTGCGGATCGCGATCAACAAAATGCGGTCTGTCAAAGCCGCGATCGTAGAGGGTGAGTGGGTCCGGCGTTGGCATCAGATGTAGCGCTCCATTCCAAACAGCACCTCAGTCAGCTGCACCTGTGTCGATCGCGGCGGATCTTTGAGTCGCCATTCTACCGAGATATAAGCCCGGCCCAAAACAGCATCGTCATAGCGCACCCCGATCTTAAGCACATCCACCCTAGGCTCCCAGGTCAGCACCGCTCGCATGGCCTCACGCACCACAAACGGGGTTGCCTTCTGGATCGGCCAGTCCAGATAGTCCAAAATGTCCATCGAAAAGTCGGGACGGTATGGATCAGTCCCCTTCGGTGTGCTCAAAATGATCCGAATGCATTGAGCAACATCGGCCAAGTCAGTCGCGATCGCGCCAACCGAATCAGCAACGCCGTTGCGGATATCGCCCATCAGCGCTTGCCGCCAGGGCGACTGTGGCTCAGGCGCAAATGCCAGGTCCGGGATGATCGGGCTTGGTGGCGTTAACTGGAAATCTTGAGCGCCAGGAGAATCAGGCATTGCCAAACCCCGGTGGTGTGTACCCTTGCAGCCGTCGTAGATCGCCTTCTAGCTCCACCTCTACCTCTTCCGGCTCTTCCGGCTCTGGGCACTCTGGCGCAGCAATGCCAGCTAGATCACCAAGGATGCCGATGCCGCCCAGGATTGTGCCCGGCCCGCCAGCAGTATCGACCAAGCTACCCACAGCGGCGCCAGCCGGGAACCCGCCGAACAATGCGCCCCCCGCCGTCATCGCCAGGCCCATCATCCCGCCGGCACCGCCCAGGCTCAAGGCACCCTCAATCACGATCTCTGGAGCCCTCAAGACAATCCTCTCGCAGGCCTCAATCACAACCTCTTTGCCCCACACATGCACTTGCTCGGAGGCCTCCAGCTCCAAGTTGCCGTCCTTGGCCCTAAGTTCCATCTGGCCTTTAATATTCCACTCGCCTCGATGCTCCTCGCGATCGTAGACAAAAAAGCTCTCATCTCCCCAGTGGATCTCGGTCTTATGGGGCGTCGGCTCATGCAGCTCCGATAGGGGCACCTCGGCGCAGTAGAAAGCACCCAGGATGATCCCTTCCTCCCCCTGCTCATCCCACAGGAACCAGACATGCTCATCTAGCTCTGGCATCCAATAGTATTTGTCATGCCAGGTCTTTGGGTAAACAACGGACAACCAGTAGGACGGGATCTCGTCCAGCTCGTCTGTCTCGACCCGGGCCTGGCAGTAGTCCGGGGCTAGCTCAACTACTTTCCCCCAGCGCAGCGCTAACCGCCCCTGCTGGACGTTATGCACATCGCCGCCAGGGCTAACCGGTTTGTGCTGCCAAAGGTTCTTGCTAGAGCCCATCCGTATTGCGATCGCGTCACCCCCATCTTAACCGCGATCGCTGATGCCGGAATCTTGGCTATATTTCTTGGGCGTACCCAGGGCGATCGCGGTTAATCAAAAATCTTCCTAACTGATAGCTCCGATCGCCATCCCTGCTTGCGTCCCCCTTCCGGGACCAGGGTATGCTTGACCGATCGCACCTGGTATTTTCCGCCTAGGAATCCAAACTCGTCTGGCGCTTCAGGAAGCACTATGTTGAGCCCGGCCCGCCAGTAGACCTCCCCCTCCAGATTGATGGTGCCTTCTATCAGGGTGCTATTGGCCTTGCGTAGGGCTTCTTCGGCGCGTAGCTCCAACTGCTCAATATTCTCAAATCGCTCCCCTGTAATGCGGAGGACATCGCCGGTCGCCACTTCAGGGTTAGTGGATTCCACCGTTAGCGTCATCCACTCATTAGTTTTGGGGCACTTATAATCGGCCTTGGCCGCCTTATAGGTATCAGTGGTCTGCATCTTAAAGCTGGTGCTGGCATCATCGCTCAACAGCTTGCGGCTGATTTCATAGACCGGCGGCATGGCCTCAAGCTCAGACTCGACTGCAAATACAAGTCGCTCGCAGCTTTCCACCTTGAAGATTACCCCGTATTTCAGAGCTAGTTTTCGCAGCCAAGCCAAGTCTTCTTCGTTTTTTTGGGTGACGCGATCGAACAGAATTTCAGGCACCTCGCCTACTAGCTCAAGGCCGTGCTTTTCCGCCACAAACGCAGCCAGCTCGGCCAAGGTCATTTGCTCAAAAGCATCGGAGTTGCGCTGCCGTAGCCCCTCGGTGACCGGAGTTGCCAGCCCTTTTAACTCCATAGTGTCAGGGGCAATCCTAAAAGTTGGTTCATCCACCTCATAGGTCACAGGCGCTGTGAATGCTTCCCCGCGATAGCCAAGGCTGACCGTAAAGCGATCGCCCAATCGAGGCCGCCAGGCATTGTACCAATCCAGCTGATAGTTATTGGCGACCAGGTTGGCGGAATCGCTATCGCCCTCAAGTTCCTCGGTGATTTCGATTTTCTCGATGTATAGCGAAATGTCGGCCCCCTCGTAGGAGACCTCGTAGGTAGGGATTCTGGGCCGCTCACCGCCCCCGGCATTGCCGCCAGACTGAACCATTTACCGCCTCCAGCCAATGCGCCGGGGGTCCCATGGGGGCAAAGACATCGGATCAACCCAGGCGATTTTCTCCAGCTCTGGGATAATCAGCTCTTGCTCAGCTGGCGCCCAGGTCTTGCCGATGTGCTCGGGGTTGGCACGGACCAGGATTTCTTCTAGCCAGGGGGTGCCGTAAAACGAATAGCTGAGGGCATCCCAGCGCACATCAATGTTAGGGACGAACCGCCTAAATTGTTGCTCGCCTCGGTGCATCCGGCGCAGAACCCGCTCAATCAGCTCTTTGTTGTCGTGGACGTATGCCCTAGCCATCAACCAAATAATCCCGAGATAAAGCCACCGATCGCGCCAATAAAGCCGCCACCGCCGAACCCAATTCCGCCGATTCCGCCGTCCTGCACCACTTCGATTAGGTGGGCCGTTGCCTCAACACAGGTGAGGCGTCCGCTGTGATCGGTGTGCTGTACGTCTATGCTGAACTCGGACATGACGTATTCGTTTTCAAACACGTCCCCGCCGCCATAGGGCATCCCGTAGATGGTTCCTTTAATCTCAGTGACAGTTACTAATGGGTAGGGCTCGTGGGTAGCCAAGATTTCCATGGCCGTGGCCACTTGCCCCGCCGGGTCGGTGTGCATGTAGTCCCAGCGAAATTTTAGATCAACCAAGTTCAATTCATAACCCGTCCACTGTAAAACACCTTTGGTCTCAACTCGGGGGTGCTCTGGCAGTTTGTTGGCTGTCACCAGCGTCCCGCCAACTGGCGAAAATGCGTTTTCAAATTCCAATGGCCCAAAGAATCCGCGCATAGTCCCCCCTAGCTATAGCTCCGTCTGCGATGATCCGCTGCAATTTCATTTAGCTTCCGCTCTAGCAGGTCGCCGCCTTCCTGCAGGATAGCCTGGAACTGCCTTCTCAGATCCTGCTCGTTTCCTGCGACGCCACCCTCTACCGTGACGGCCATCGTCAGATTAACCGTGATCGGCCCCATCGCCCCGGACGGTTCTGCTGCTGGCGCGATCGCGTCCGGGACAATTCGTTCTGGCACTGTAGGAGTAACTACGCCTGCGGGCACCAGTGGGGGTGACATCACCCGGGATAGCTCAGGCAGCTCAGATAGGCCAATGTCGCCAAGGGGTGACGTCGTGGTGGGAACACTGGGGGCAGGTAGCGCAGTGGCAGGTTCCCGCCGGGCATTTATCAGTTGCCCCAACTGGGCAGGTAGCGGCGATCGCGTTCCGAGCAAGTCGTCCAGAAATTCA